CCCGGTTGTAGAATACAAACGGTACATCCCTTCAACTTCTGAACTAGCAAGTATTTCACCGGATGCGATAGATCTACCCAAATCAGATTGAGCCAGCACAAAATCAATATTCTTGTAAGTGTTGGCTATCTGCGCGTGATGGTAGAATATACCATTAGGGACGTTACAACCTTGAAAGATGAAAGGCATGTTAGCCGTTAAGGCTGCTACCCGTCCTGTAAAGATTGTAGGTGATACAGCGAAGTTATCGCAGTCGGTAGCCTGTATATTACTATACGCTTTTTCATTCAAGGCGGTGGATAATATGCCCGAAATCATTAAGTTCTTGACATTGCTATACAACCCGGCCGTTGTAATGCCTTCCGTTGTGCCGTCTAGCGTTGCAGTCGATCCGATAATTTGTCCCATAATTCTAAAGGTCCTATTAGCCGTAGCATGCGCCATCATAGACACCTTAGAATTTCGTATAACACACTCGGGATACTTCTTGCCGGGTGCCATTGTATGAACCCCGCCCGGTCTTATAGTCAGTGTGCCTGTGCTAATCGCCGGGTTGATCTCCACACGTGAATCGATGATTGAAAGCTTAGTTTCGAAAGTGCCTGTAAACGTGATTTGAGCGGCTGTCGCGTCTGCCGGGACTGTTGCCGCTGCCGGGTTTTTCGTAATGACAATACTAAAGTACTGCCCGGCGGGTAATGCTAAAGCACCGCCGTCTTTGCTTTGAACGGTTCGTTCATCGTCGGAGATATGCCCGTCCACGTCCGTTACAATCCCCGTAATTATAAATCCCGGAATTCCACATTTAACAATCAACGACTTACCCCCCAAAAATATAGGGTTTTTAGTTCTGATATAATTTGCGGAGTCAACCGTTCTTAGCTTCTGACCTTTAACATAGCTAGCAAATGTGCCCTGCTCGAAGTCCGCCGCCGTCAGTACCACCGCGTTCGCCTCTGTCTGTTCCGATTCAAATTGTAATTTACTACCCACCACAACACTAGACCCTAGAATGTCTACGTTAGGCGCACCTGTGGCGCTTAGTGCAGCCTCGGCTACGTCCACGATCGAATCCCCGCCGATGCGTGCACCAGGAAAGCCAAAGTTGCCCCTAAACAGCCAGCAAGCGCCGTCCTGCGATAATGTCTTCTCGTCGTACACGATACCGCCCACGTCGCCAATATTGACGTAACGGTCTCCCACCTGCCACGAACGAAGGGCGCGTACTCTCCTGTCGCTCCCTACTGTAATAATCTCATACTTTTTTAAACCCATAACGTTATGATTTATAATGTTTCTTCATCTCTGCCTTCTGTTTCTCGTTCTCCTCGTGACGCTTTGACAATGCCAACATTGCGTCTAGATAATTGATCCGCTTCGCGTCCTCGAACGAACAAGCGAACAATTCCGCCGTAGCCTGTACGAGTGTCAGCACGTTCTTCGCCTCCTTGATCGGATCGTCTTCCGGCGTGCTTCCCGCGTCGAAAGGGAACAACCGCTTCTCCAGTCCGTCCGCCGTCTCTATCTGCTCCTTAATGTACTTAGTAGCGCATAGCAAATGGTAGATGTTATCCGGCGCATACTCCGCGGGTTGGTACTCGCTAAGCGTACACCACTTCGTGACCTTCTCCGTTGCCGTCTCACTCCTTCTCGCCTCTATAACCTGCCATAGCGTCACGTCCTCGATACGAGGGATACGGTACACGAGCTTGCCATTTTTTACAATAAAAGGGTCGGCCTTAGCGTACCCTGCCACCGCGTTAAGTGTCGCTGCTTGGTCAGAAGTTAGGCCGCCCTTGTAATTCGGATGCAAGTTACAAATATATTCCAATTGTTTGCGGTTGTAATACCCACAAATTTTCCACCATAAGCGGCGGAATACGTTTTTAATCTTCCCTCTCCATCCGGTCGGCGCTTGGAGTATCAACCGCTCCACGCCATAAAACTTTATTTTACTCATATTCAATCAGTTCTAGTTCTTCGTAATAATACCACTCCTCAACGTCCGATCCGTCCCAATGTACAACCACGCCTAACACGTCGGTCTCTGTAACCGTTCCCGTGTCCCCGGCGTAATCGTATTTAAGTCGTACTCGGTCGTCTACTTTCATGCTGCAAATCTAATCATTATTTGCGTATCTCGGGCGGTATTTACGTATAAGATAGTCAACGCCATAACGCACAGCGTCCAATGCGTGGTTGTAAGCGTCTACCGGCTCGTTTGTGTACGTGTCCGTTAGGTTGTCCTTGACGTAGGTGTAATTGTCCGCCTCGTCCAGTACGTTAGTGCTCCGCTTCGTTACGAACAGGTTGAACTGCTTCACCTGTTGTATGCCCGCACGGATCGATCCTTTCCCCTTGATACATGGGATCGTGTTACAGCCTAGGCCGCGTAGCTCTATAATAGACTTCTGTTCGGCGTTGTCGCATACCGTAATGGTACGGTCCAGCCTTTCCGCCTTAAGCCGCTCGGCGATCGTTCGGTTTAACATCTTCGTCTCGTAGCACACCTCGTCGATATACAGGTTCATGCCCCGCATGTAGATTTTAACAATAGCGGTCGGGTCGTTCTGGAAGCCGAAATCAAGCCCTGTGACGAACTTAACGTCCTCGCCCGTTAAATCCTCCGGTAGACTATCGATCGTCTCAATTTGGGGATATACGAGGCCTTCCAGCCCGCCAGTCAGCCCTTCACCGTATACGCGCCACCAATTGGCGTCCTTGGCGTTTCGTTCTATCGCCTCTACTTGTTGCTTGGACAAGTACGGGTTATCCTTGTACGTCGAGTGGATCGTTACGTACTTGTCGCCTGTGAAGTCCGTCTCACCCCAGAACCGCCGCACCGGGTTAAAGTCAATGATAACCTTGATCGTGGTACGTACGTCCAACTGTCGGAATATCTCGCGGGGCACACGCTGCGCCTCGTTGATGAAAAGAATGTCACGGGCCGGGCCGTGAACCTTCGACGCGTTGTCACACCCAAAGAACTCGATGCAGACCCCCGGCTTCACCGTGTAGATCAGATCAGACTTGTTAAGCGCGTTGTCGTCCCAGACCCCCTCGTCTAATAACATATTCTGGAAGTCACGGAACATACCGCGCTTGACCGCCGGGAGCGTGTCGGTAACACACGAGATCATCAGAGGCTCGGTGCTTTCGTTAGCGACCAAATAGAGGAGCTGTAACACACTCCACGTCTTTGATGAACGCGTACCGCCCTTGCTCGCTATACCTCTTATATAGGGGTCGCAAAACGGTCCTATCATCTTATTGAATACATAGGTGCAATTCATTATTTCTCCTCCTCTTTATGATCCTTTTTAAAGTTCTTGATTGAGCTAACCTTCGCACGCACTTTCGGATCGGTTACGTTAACCGTCAAGCCGCCCTTGATAGCTTCGCCGTTAGAAGTGTAGTCCATCTGCGTTTTAATGCCCCGTAGAGCACGAACGTAGTTGGCGTCGAACTGTCCCACCGTCGCACCTTGATCGAGGTCCTGTGCGATGGCGTCGCGTATCTTATCAATCACTTCGATAAAGTCCGCGCATATCGTCAGATCGAACTCTTTCAGGTTCTCGGCGTATGCAGCCCGCCTCCTGTTTAGATAACTGACGCTAGCGCCCAGAAACATGCAGAACTCACCCTCCGATTGAAGGTGTTTCTTCGGCACTTCGTAGAGCGTTCCAGCCATGTTACCGGACTTTACAGCCTCCATTGTTATAACGGGCGTAGCCTCGCACCAAGCCGAGTAAATCGCGTATGCCTCCCACAGCTCCTTCGGCTCCTGCCAAATGGGCGTCATACCTAAGTGCGCCGTGGCGACCTGGTAGCACTTGGTGTAATTGAACGAGTCCGCCAAATACTTGGTGGTCGCGTATGTGGGAGCTAGACGGAAGTGCGCGTAATCCGGCCTAACCTTCTCGACTTTTGGCAGCTGCACCGCTTCCTTCGTCTCTATAATTTCTTTCTTCTTTATAGCCATATAATTTTTATTTACAACTCTACAAAATTACTCTTTTTCCGCCCAAATTGCCATCTTTCCACCTACCAAAAACATCATTCCACCCCCAAACCCCGATGAACAGGGCATTTCAGCCCAAGTGTCAACGATGGAAAGATAAAAAGACGTTTTCCCTATAGATATATTTTAAATATTTTCCATAATTTTATTATCCTTTTTATACAATAGTATATTTATGTTAACTATATTATTACTTTTTATAATGTAATCCACTAGTATATATCTTTCCATCTTTGACATATAGTATATATTATATGATAAAGTACTATAAATAAGCAAGTTAAGTGTCAAAGATACAAATTTTAATCTTTCACATCAAAAACTTGAAAAGCGCGTTCTGCGTCCTGTGGAGCTGGTCGGGTGTCAAACATGAAATCGAGTTGTCAAAGACGTTTTCACCACTTTTTTGTCAAAAACAGGCTTTTTAGTTAAAATACCGTTAAAATCAAGCATTCTCTCTAAAAAGTTTTCTCTCACAAAGTTTTTTCCGAAGTGCGTTAAATTTTTTAACTAAAAGTCGCATTAACGTTTTTATACGAAAACACGACTTTTAGTTAAATCCAATTAACAATCCAAGTTATACAGAACCTTCCAATCGTCCAAAATATCTTTACATTTCCATTTCTCCGCCCTTTCTATGTTTTCCCATTTCAAAGTACGGTGGTTCAACTTGTCTAGCGTCCTACTGCCATCGCAGTACATATTAACCCTGTATAACATGGAGACCTCCACCCCGTTACGGTTTAAAACTGTGTCCTTGCTCGCATAGATCGGGCGTTCTATATCGTCATTCTCGTACGGTCCTACGCGCTTCTTGTCCTTGTCACGGTACAGCATATTCTCTATTGTCGGAATGCGTTCCGGTTCGATCCGGGTGTTCCTGTCGTCCCGTACCTTGCTAGCCGCGTACATTATGTCCCGGATCGCCTCGCAGAATATCTCGGCATTTACGGCGTGGAACGGTTTGCCCTTCACCTTGGCGTACTTCACGCCGTTTGCCTCAAGCCAGTTGAATATGAAAAACGCGTGAATGTTATAAACTCGTGCCATATCTTCGATAAGCAGCACTTTTCTTTGTTTCTTCTTAATATATGGTGTCGGCATACTATAAATTATTTAAGATACATACTAAAATACAACCAAGCGCAATTCCCGCCGCTATCGCCAGGACCATTTGTCCCAGCATTTTCATTGCCCCCCTCATAGCTTCAACGCCTCCTTAAGTTCGCCAATCAAACGCAACGCCTCAATTCTTGATAAGTCCACCCGGCGTTCCGGCTCGCTCTTCCTGTAAATCGTGATCGTCGTAATCTCTTTAGCGCTACGCGGTACGCGCTCGGCGTAAACCTCCACTTTATCGGGCGCGATCTTTGTAATACGTTCGCACTGCGGTTTGCCCTCTTTCCCTAGGGCTGTCTTGAAACGGCCCGTTGCTTTCTGCATCTCTTCAATCTGTTGCATCTCAAATAAGTAATTCATATTTTCCATAATTTAAAATATTAAATATAACACACCCGCTAAAACTGAAACTGCATAAAACGATACGAAAAGCACTTGAAATATATCCGCCGCGCCTTTATCGCTCTTCCAAAATAATAGGAACGCCAGCATACACACAAAACCGATCACCGCCGTCCAAATGCAAATTCTAAGAAATTCCATACTTTCCATACCTTATTATATTAAATCGATTAAATACCCTATCACATAGTCCAGCCCCACCACCAGCATAACGCCGTGCCCGATCACACCGCCGACCGCGGTTAGAAGGAAATCTACGAAATCAGCCTTCCCGCCGTATAAGTGATCCTTTACTTCCATACCTAAACCCACACCCGTAGTGAACGGAGCACCACACACCGCACCAAGCGGGATTGCAAATAAGAAATGCTTCCAGCGATTAGACGCCTTCCACCAATTGATTAACTTTTTCATACGAATAAATTTTTTAATATATGTTCAATAACTTTGACCGTCCAACCGTTCCCGCACATCCGGTATATCTGCGTGTCCGACACTGCCCACTCGTACCAGTCCGGCACGGTCTGCAAGCGCGCGCACTCCACAGGCGTTAACCGTCTTATACGGTGGGCTTGATCTAATATCAATTGTTTCGCATTCGTTAGGAGCGTGTCCGCTTTAGAAGACTCAAACCGGATAGTTCCCAGTTCTCCGATACCGGACTTCCGCGCGTCTCCCCTGCGGGGTCTTATTCCGTTCTCGCTGATTGACACGCCCCCCACCCGCGGACTCATTTCTTTAAATACCGCCAACAAGTTATCTTTTTGCACCGTTGTGAGGCAATTCGACTTTCCGTCCGTTCTCGGCTCTAGGCGTTGCCGGGTCACCCCGTCCGTGCCAGTTCTTCCCCGACTAGCTACTATTATACCGTCTACGTCGTCCTCGAGAATATCACGGATGAATATACCCTCATCTTCCGGCTGCGTGATCTCCGCGATGTTCGTCCAATACAGGCGTTTACGGTTCTGCGCGGATACGAGGTTGCTGTTAATCATTACGGGTTCAACTCCGATCGCGTTAGTTAGTACCGCTTCCCACTTCTTCGACATAACCACATTCTCCAGCAGGAACTTCACGTCCGGGTTGTACTTCCGTACTTCCGTCAATATCCGCATGTACTCCCAAAACAGGTACGACTGCCCGGTAAACTCGAACCCCATTATTTTAAGGTCGAGATACTGATCCAGGTCGGTTATCTCTATGTTCTCCGTCGTAGCCATCCCCGCCTGTTTCCCCGCAAATGAAAACGATTGGCATGGGCTTCCGCCTATAATCAAATCTATTTTATCCAACTGTGATACGTCTACCTGTGTAACGTCACCTATGTGGATAGTTTCCGGGAACACGTGGCGCGTCTGCTGTATGGCGAACTTATCCACCTCGGACGCGTAGTATTTATTTGGGAAGCATCCCAGATTAGTCAGGGCGATTTGCCCGCAACTCATACCGTCAAATAAACTCAATACATTCATACTCTTGATTTATGAATAAATAATTTCTCTACTGCTTGTTTACCGCTACAGGGTTTAACGAGTACTCTCAAATTTTGTTCCCATACACAAACGAAATCGTCCGGGGCGTTGTATTCGGAAACAAACACATCATGCCCTTCGGCTACTTTTTCTCTGCACCAGGCCCAGAAATTTTCGTGGTCTACCGAGTACGCGTATTTTTTCACACCCGCATACGGAGGGTCACAATATATAATAGAATTAGGGGGGATACTCATATCTGCATAACTGTGATTAGTGAATTGAACCCCTTCTATTAACGGGACTTGTGCTAATATGTTACGAACTGCTCTGCCTATATAATCTACAACTCCTCCGTGCGCGTCCATAACTGAATGCCCTGAATACCCCCCGTCAAAAAACCTTCCGTTAAAGCTTCCCACAAATCCCACCCATCCTACATAGTGCATCGGGTACTCATCCGAATTTTGGTTATAGCATGTCCGCACATTGCAATAATGCTCCCTGTCTATGGTCTTTGGTGGGTCCCACCCCCAAGATAACGCCTCCCACATTGCAATTAAATACGGGTTTCTATCATTAGCTATTCTATTTCCCTGCACTTTATCAATCATATTGCACCCTCCGCAGAACGGCTCTACATAATATTGACCATCTTTTCTACCTTCTAATATAATGGTCAAAATTTGTTCGGCTATCCGCCGCTTGCTCCCCATGTATATCATATTCTATATTTTTTAATTAATTCCTTAACCATATCCATTAAGCCGTTTTGCGTATCCGCTTTCCCGGTCAACGCTCCAATAACCCTTTCGTCAATTGTACCCCGCGTTATAATGTGATGGACAAACACACTATTCTTTTGTCCCTGTCTCCATAGCCGGGCGTTGAACTGTTGGTATAACTCCAGGCTCCAAGTAGTACCGTACCATATTATACGGTTGCCGCCCTTCTGCATATTCAGACCATGCCCCGCGCTAGCCGGGTGTGTCACTAGGACGGGTATCTTCCCCTCGTTCCACCGGCGTACGCTCTCCACGCCTTCCAGCGCTTCCGCCCCAAGGCCCTTTAGAGCCTTTAGTATGCGGTGTTTCTCGTGCTGGAAGTTGTACGCCACCAGCACGGGCGACCCGTTCGCGGCCTCTACCATCTCTACCAGCGTTTCCAGTTTCTCGTTGTGGACCTCGTGTACCTGCCGGTCTGCGTCATAGATCGCACCGCCCGCGAACTGTAACAATTTGTTCGATAGGGCTGCCGCGCTTAACGCTGTGATCTCTTCTTCCTGCATAAGCTCCAGCACTTGATCCTCTTCAAACTTATCGTACTGCTTCTTCACCTTTGGCGATAACTCTACGTAGTTGTTTAGGTACGTAAGTTCCGGCATATCCAAGAAGTCCAGGGCTTTCATCGATAACGTGATGTCGGCTATCTTCTCGCCTAATACCGCCTCGGTCGTTGCAAGTGGTTTGTACTCGTAAACGATCCCGCCGTTCTGCGCGCCCGGTCTGAAATAGTTGGCCCGGTAATCGGTGATCGTCTTTCCCAACCGTTGCCCGCCGTCTACTAAATACATTTGCGCCCATAGGTCTATTAGTCCGTTCGGCGCAGGCGTTCCCGTCAGGCCCACCACCCGGCTAACACTTCGGCGTATGATCTTTGCCGCCTTGAAGCGTTTAGATTGGTGGTTCTTGAAGCTGCTTAACTCGTCCAGTACTAGCATGTCGTACGGTACTCTAGACCCGCCCCACATTTGCAGAAGCCAAACGAGATTGTCCCGGCTCACTGTGTAAACGTCAGCGTCAGCCCGTGCGGCTATCTCGCGTTGCTTCGCTGTGCCCTTTATCACCGATAAACGAAGGTGCCGGATATGTGCCCAGTTCTCGATCTCGTCGCCCCAAGTCATTTCCGCGACGCGTTTAGGCGCTACTATCAGCACCTTAGTTACTTCGAACTCGTTTATTAGGTCGGCTACGGCTGTTAGCGTACTCACCGTCTTTCCTAGCCCCATATCAAGGAATAGAGCCGCGTCCGGGTGTTCCTTGATATGCTCGACGGCGGTACGCTGATAGCCATGTAAATTACTCCTCTGTAACATTGTTAGCCATTAATTTAAATATCACATTCTTCCCGTCCTCCCTGTTATCCGCGTCGCATTGAAGCTCGGGGATATTAACCGCTGTACACTGTGGAGTGTTCGTGTCCCAACCAACGGTATAAAATATGCAACCTTTGCACACTAAGTTCTCGTCTACTTCCACCGCAGCGTATGTACGTCCGTCTATTCTTATTGTTTTCATAACCCTAAATCTTTTTTATACAACATATCGTAAATATCGTCCAGCGTGTACCGCTCCGGGAAACACTTAAGGACCTCGGCGATAACGTCCAATATATCGGGGAACTTCGATTTAATCCCTAGCAAGTCTTTCACGGCTTCCGCCTTATTGGTGTTAAACACTTCTTCCTTGTAAACCTCTGCCACTGTGTCGGGCCCTTCGAACGCTACGTTGTCACCCTTGTGTAGTTCCCGGCGGCTGTACTCTCTTCTTAGTATGCTGTCCGGTACTTCTGATATTAGATACTGTTGCAGGTTCTCCGGTAACTGTTTAATAGCGTCCCCGATCGCGTAGCCCTCGGCGGGCGTTCCGTGCGCCATCTTCGTAACCACGTCACAAAATAGGTTGATGCGGTCTACCTTTAGTTTCTTATTGAAGTCTACCATAATTAAATATCTCCCCTAATTAAAATAAGTTCATCAATCCTAACCGTTACGGCTTTATATCCTAGTTCGTTGGTGTACGAGAAATCCGTATTGCTCTTTAGTTCTACGAACCCGTCCGGCTTGAACGCTATAAACCACCCTGTGTATATATCGCCGTCCTTTCTAAACGCTAGTTCATTATTGGGAAGAAGGTTTTTAAGTTCTTCCATTTTTCCGGCTTCTATAAAGTTGTGCGCAAACTGTCTGCTTCTGTCAGTCATAGCAATGTGAAAACCTTTGTTGTACAGGTGTACTGCGAACTGCTTGTAATTCTCGAAACTCTTCGTTTCGCCGTTGCTCTTACTCATTAGTCTACCGTTTTGTAGCTTTTCTACCCGCAGTAGATCGTGATTTGATTTTCTATATATTTCCATGATCTTATTTGTTTAGAGATTTATTAATTGCTTCTGCCATCTTCTTAAGTTCGCCCCTAGAGACGTGAAGCTCAAATTGCCCTCCCTGACTTTGGATCCTCCAACCCGCAAAAAATTTGTCATATCGCGCGGCGTTATCTCCGGGGTTGTTGAGGTTTACAACTTCTCTAGAGCTTGACGTTTTGTACTCGGCCAGGCTTAAGAGCGTCTTAACCGCCGCGTCCGCGTCCCCTAATGCTATGTTCATTTCTATTGTTGTTGTATCGACCGGCCGTCCGGTGATCTTATACGTTACCGCGTCGCCCTTCGTGACTTCCACGATCTTACAAGCTCCCAGGCGGAAAGACTTAAGCGTTTTTAAATCGCCTGATGCGGATGATACTTGCGCCATTGCGCTAACTGATAATAAAACTACTGCTAAAATACTGATTAACTTTTTCATGATTTCTAATTTTTAATTGATTATTTCCTTTTGACATTTCAAAGATACGGGTTCTTTTCATACTACCAAAATATAGGGTAAACTCTTAACTTTGATTTGCATTAAATGCTCTTAGTTAACGTCCGTTAACGTAGAAGTCTATTAATTCCTTCAAATCGTTGTATTCTTCCGGGTTCGACACTACGCGTACATTGAAGTCAAGCGCGGCGATCCGATCGAGTATAACACGCTGTATCGGCCTTGGTTTGCATCCTGTAGACTTGAATTCAACAAAGATAACCGTCCCACCCGGTAACAAGTACATCCGATCCGGCAAACCGTTAATAAATTGGGATAGCAGCTTAACTGCCATCCCTCCTTTACTCTCCACGTACCTAGACATAGTGCGCTCGAATACCTTTTCGCTAGTTTCCGTTGCTTTCATCCGTTGGTACGTTAATGTTAAGGCTCACGCCGTTTGCCACTTTGCACGCTTTCCGCAGTGCTACGAAGTTCTTTCGGGCCGTGGTTGCTTCTGTCCATGTAAGAAGGGCGCACCCTTCTATATCGCCCCATTGGTCGGCCTTCTTGTCGTACGCTTGCAGCTTATACATACCGCAAAAATACCCTACGCTCTTATCCGGTGTGATCCGTGTAGCACCGTCCTTTGATTTTAATTTCTTCTTGTTACTCATTGCTATATTCTTTTAATAAAATTTCTAGGTTTTCCCTAATACGGTCAGATTCTTCCACAGTGGCGCGGGACGTGAAAAAATCCTTTGTTCCGAAATCGCCGAACATTCGGTGCATAACGTGTTTGTAGTCCTCGCAATTGTCCCACTCTTCCGGGTGGAATGGCGAATGCGAAAACACCACCACTATCTTTTCGTCTGCGTACGTGTGCACTCTCCACGCGTTCGTATTCTGAACCATCCATTCGAAAATAGCGTCCAGATGGTTACGCGTGAGACGCAAACCACCCGCGCCAATTGTCAGCAAAACAAGGTTAGTAGAAACTCTCCCTTCTCTTAAGTCCCGTGTAATTTTGGCTTCCAAGCCTTGTTCTTTACTTTCCATACAATAAAATTTTATAAGTTTAATTGGATAATATGCGGCGATCACGATAAGTACCGCCGCTAATATAATATACATCATTCCTTCGTTACATAAGTTAGATTAACCCGCTTAACCGTAAATCCCATTCGGGTCTGACACTCGGCGATATACCGCCGTTCCGCTTCTATGTCGTAACAGACATACACACCTAAACTATCTTGGACTTCTGCATAGTCCTGTACTATAACGCCGTCCGTCGTTATAATCACCGCCCTTAGTATTTGTATCATACGCTAGTTGTTGGCTCGCAGCACAATAAGATGAATAATACAAACAGGATCGCCCAAAACGTGTAAACTACAAATTGTTTCATATTTTTTTAGTGTTATGGCGGGTGTTACCCCGCCGGGTTATTTACTTTTTTATCTCCGTTATCCATTGAATACCTAACCAGTCATTGAGGTCTGTACTCTTTTGCAATTCTGCGTTTTTAGTTTTAATTTCAATGGCTTCTTGTTCTGTGATCTCTTTTCCATTTACATAATACTTTTTCATATCTTTAATTTTTAATTGGTTTATTTCCTTTTGACATTTCAAAGATACGACTTAATTATGAAGTACCAAAACTTTTCCCAAAAAACTTTAGTATATTAACAAAAATAAAGTCTCGCGTATCACTACGAAAGACTTTTTAACTGAAAAACCACCCTAAAAGTATTAACCTTAAAAATTAGAAAAGAAAGTTTTGTATCACAAAGATAGTAATTTTTGGCTTTCCTTGCTACCTTTACGGATATAAATTACTTGTCGGCCGTACAATTTAGTTCTATTTAACTTTCCCTTGTACCATCCGCCTATCTGTCTCATAGCTGTTGCCAGTTCTCGCCCTTTCGCGCTTGTATAATCTTCTTTCTTGCGCCCCAAAGCGTCTACCCATAGCTCCATTAAACAGAATGTATTTTTTTGAACCGTCCCAATCTCTTCCAGTGATCCGGCTAGGAAGTCGGCGCGTTGCTGTTCGGTGCGCTCTTCGTAGTCAGCCGGGAAAAGTTTATCTACATAGTTTTCTATAATACCTACTAGTGGGCTTTCTTCTGTAAATTCCTCGCGTCCCTCGTTAGCGATCGCTTCCGCTTCGTCCGATAAGATAAGGCTTTCGCCCAACATGTACAGCTCCATTGCTTCCGCCCAAAGTTGGTCTACTACTTTATCAAATGACTTCTCAAACAGCTTGTGCGTGTTCTTGTTGGCACGTACCTCGATCGGAAAGAAACGGCGGTTTCCGGTTTTGTCCTTCAAAAACTCATCGTCGTTAGTAGACCCGAAAAATACGCATTGTCTACGGTGTGTCTTGACGCGGCGGGCGTATGCACTACGATATGTATCTTCGCGCTTGCTTATGAAGTTCTTAGTAGCCTCCACGTCCGAACGGCGAAGGGCCGACAACTCGGCTAGCTCCACGATCCAGGCGTGTTGTATCGCTTCATATGCTTTTTGCCCGGACACGTCCGTTAGCGAATCGTTAAACCAACCTTTTGAAAGGGACTGTATAAGCGTGGACTTTCCCGCGCCCTGCCCTGAATACATAACAAGCGCCGTATCAAATTTGCGGCCCGGCTCGTACACTCTAGTAACGGCGGCAACCAGCATTTTGCGGAACGCCTCGGACACGTAGATGTTAGGCTCTGCCCCCATGTAATCGACCAGGAAATTATCTATCCGTTTCACGCCGTCCCATCTTAGTGCCTCCAGGTACTTCTTGATAGGATGGAAAGCGTTTTCGCTGCAAACCTTTTCCAGCGCGTCGTTTAATTTGCTGTCATTATAAATACCGTGCAAATCCTCAATGCGTCCACGGATAATTGCTACAGCTGTGTCGTCCAACATATCACCCTTCTTTATGTCCTTCGAGAAGAACGGCGTACGGGTGTACACGATCGTATCGAGAAACAAGTCGTAAGCTAATAGATCATTTAATAGCGGATCACACTTGAAAGCGTTAACGAAGTTGCGAACGGTACACAATTTATCACCTTTGCGATCTAAGTCCCAAACAAGCTCGGCGGCGGTCTGCGCGTCGCTCTTAACATCGTCCGTGTATTCTTCAAAGTCAGCTAGATCATCGTCCACGGCTACCATATCCTTAACGCACTCTTTATCCGCGCAAATTAGCTTGTTCATCTCGCGGGTACTGTCTTCCTTGCCTAGGTGTCCGAACTTGTGCACACGTACCAAATCATAAGCGTTATAAGCGTGTCCGTCTCCAATAGGGTCGGTTGAGTGGTGGGAAAAACACAGTACATCGTCGTACACAACTAGGCCAGCCGCGCCCGATCCAAGTGCGTAGGTGTACCGTCCGTTGTCTACCTCCGTGTAAACGTCTGACAAGTATTTCTCTATGGCTTCGGGGATGGTGTACGAGCGGCAAAACGCGCCTACCAAACCTTCTTTATCGCGGGGGTCTTTCGCCATCTCCTTACTAATAACGGCGCGGGTATCACGTTCTACCTCTGAATGGAATGCCCATTTGCGCACGTCGCGCCATTCTTCATTGTCTCCGTACAAACCTACGAGATACTCCGCGCTGATCGGTTCGCCTTCGAACACTTCGAATAGTCCGGTTTGATCTTTGGAAAGAGATTGCCAGTACATCATACGTTCCGGCTGAAACGTTGTTTTGTCGAATAAATCGATACCTAACAACTCGGCTACTTTACGCGCCGCGGCTTCGTACATAGTAACGTCTGTAACTTCTTCTTTAAACGGCATGATAAGACGGTAACGGCGCGATCCGGGACGGTCTGATCTAGTGGTATAAATAGCTGCCGCCACACCTGGAAAACGATCCGCAAAATCGAACGGGAAAAGATCGTCCCCAAAATCTACGTCTAATGTAATCATCGAACGGGACATAACGGCCTTCTTAAGGCGTTGAGCGCCAGACAACTCGCCAGCCATGAATCCGCCTACGTCCTTCAAAGACGATTTAGCGGGCTTGTCCAGTCTATCGAACTCGCGTACCGTTTCGTTAGTGATAACTGGCGTTCCTAGTCTTTCCAAAAATGCTTCCCAGGTCATACGTACGGACTTCCACTTCAATGAAGCCGAAGAACCCGCAAGTGATAAAGTGTATTTTTCCATGTTAATTAATCTTTCTTATAATAATTACTAGTGAACCCTTCGGCCTTCAACGGAATCCCGAAAGCGTCCGCCCATTTTGGCGTGGCTGCCATAGCTTCGCAAATCTCTTTAAGTGACACGGTTGGCTCGCCAAAATCATCTAAGGGCGTTTCGTTTACCGTCTCATCATGGATATGCCCCACAATTTTAACAGCCGGGTAACGTTTTACAATCTCTTGCATGCCGTATGCCAATAAGTCACGGCTGACTGCCTGCGTTATATTTTCGGTTAGCTTTCCGCCATACGTGTCAAGGTCCGCCCATTTTCCGGTTAAGTCCTGACCCTTGTATGTTATAACCTCTCGATCTCGTCCATGCACGCTTTTCGTAGCAATCCGGCAAAACGGATAAAACAAACGACGGCCCGAAGGTAATAAAATTGCTAGAGAATTGTTTTCTTTAAACCATTGAAATGTACAAACGTGTACACCGTACCGGATAACCTCCACGTCTTTCTTGTTCCTGATACAGAGTTTTGCACGGCTATCCAGCTCCTCCCAAAACTCAACTATTCGTGGAGAGGCGGCACGCCATCTCAATATAATATCCTTGTATAATGCCGGGTCAATTGCGTTCTCGTAGTCCATCGTAGACATAGCACCTACCCAACCGCCATAACCTAGGGCTAGCTCGGTCACTTTACCTTGTTGGCGGTAATGAGTACCTTTGCCGCATTGATTTTCGGGCAAACTAAATGTCATACTTGCAGACACTACATAAATATCTTTCCCGTTGCGGAACGCTTCAATACGCCATTCCTCGCGACACAGGCACGCCAGTACACGGGCTTCAATGGCTGAATAGTCGGCGATATGGAATATAGTTCCCTTTGGAGCTACAAACGTTGTTCTGATAAGCTGCGATAACGTGTCAGGTACATTCCCCCAAAACGTTTCGAAGTCTGCCAAACACATGTGTTTAACATTATCACGCGCGCCGTCAAGGTCGTGTATGTAGTTACGCGGCAAATTCTGCATCTGGACTAGTCTACCCGCCCATCTGCCAGTACGGCCCGCGCCATAAAATCTATATAAGCCGTGTACACGTCCATCGAAGCACACACAGTTGCGCATCGCTGTATATTTGGCGTTACTAGTCTTGTTTATGATCTTCCGGGCGTTTAGTACTTCGTCTACTCGTTCGTTGTCGCACTCCTGCATAATCTGCTCTATGTCCTCTTTCCGGAACGAATCGAAAGACTTTCCGGTTTGGATCATTACAAAGTCCTTTAGTTGCATTGTAGACTTAAGAGAGGATATACCGTACTTAGTTTTAATACGGTTTTTCAATTCGTTGCAAAATTCCTCGTTCAGAGCGTCCGCGCGTTCGGCTAGTTCCATATCCACGGCTATGCCGTTGTCGTTAATGTCTTGATCCAGCCGGTACAGGTCTATCTCCGACTGCGGGAACTTGCAATAGTCTAGGCGTGCCTGCGCTTCACGTTCTGAAAGAATATCATAACGTAGGTAGTCTATAAACTCTTCCCATTTTTCCGGATAATCTCTCGGATCGTTCCGGTACCCTTCCGGGTCCGCCTTAGTCGGCTTCTGTGGTTGGCAGAAGAATTTTATAAGGGCTAGCCCTGTGCCCTTTTTGCCCTCTTTCAGATCGAGGGCTTTAGAAAGATTTCCCAAACTTTCAGGGAATCCGGCGTATAACGCCATAGTCGCGGTACATAGGAAACGTTCCGCGGGAATGTTGATACCGTATGCCATCAAACACAACCGTTCAAACTGCGCGTTGTGCGCTACGATCGTATATTGCTCGTCTAGTATCAAGGTCACGAAGTCCGTAAACCGCTCGTAGGCATCTACGCCCGTCATATCAACAATATGAACGGGTCCTGCGCCGACTGCGTATCCAATAAGGAGTATCTCAAAGTCGGGCGATTGCGTATATCTGTACGCGCCGCCGCTCTTAATGTCCTCGCTTGAATAAGTTTCAAAATCTATATAAATTGGTTTCATGTCTTTTTAGGGGTTTTTAAAGTTAAAAGCCGCGCCGCTTCTACTCGGCACGGCTTTTGAGAATCATTTTACACTTGTTTTAACGAGATTGATTAATAATTATATTTAAAAATTCACTGATTAATTTAAAATGGTAATTTTTCGTTCATTCCAAACGGGTCATCGTTTTCATCACTCAAATCTTCGAAGTCGTTGACGCTTGATCCGCCGTCCAGTCTATCGTCATCAGTTACCTTCTGAATTCCATTCAATCCGGAGGTTATACCGCGGTTGTCGGCGCTCATGTTGTAACCGTAGATTGAAATGGAAGCTACTCCCCAACATCCGGAATACATATCCTCTTTCGCTGTGATAGGGCGTTTACCTTTGTCAATTACGATCGGTTGCCCGTGTTCCTCTTTCCTTTTCGCTGTGATGTAGTACATACCTTCAAATCCGGCTTGCCCTTCTTTTTCTGGCGCGTCGCCATCCTTTAACGGGCTTTTGTAATTTTCCGGTACACGTCCCTTGAATTTGGGGTCCCTTGAAAAATAGTCCTGTGCTTCCGCCTTTACCGCATCGTTGATTTGCTTAACCAGGGCGACGTCAGTTTTTGGGATCAGAAGAACAACACTGTAATGGAAGTCACCTACTCCGTTGAATTGTTCTGCCTCGAAAACTCTTACATAAGAGAAACGCACGTTTTTTAAGATCAATTTTCTACTCATAATTTTTAAGATTTTAATTTGTTATTTTTCTAACACGGTTCAAAGATATCGCTTTATTTTAAACTTCAAACCGTTTATACATTCTTTAATTGTTTTTTAACTTCTGTTAGCCTTCGATGTCGAAGTCGCAGAGCGGGCTATATTCCACGCCCTTAGCGGATTCCGGCACTAGTTTAGGCGCTCCGGGTCTTGATTCGATCGCATCTCCAAACCTCGCACTAAATACTTTTTTGCCTACCAACTTTTCGAGATCTCCGATACCTTTTAACTTGATGTTTAGTACTTCGTCCTCTAGGAACTCATTTAAGAGCGCTTGACGTATCTTCGCCTCGTCCTTGATAACTCGACTAGTTCTACCCGCAACGAGCTTGTAGCCCTCCCATTTATGCCCCTGTATCGCTCTATCGTAAACGTACTTATTAACTGATTCGATCCAGCTCTTATACGTGTCGATCTTACCGATTAGGTCGGTTACTTCTTCGTCAGACAATAGAAGAGGCTCGGGCTTTTCGTCGAAGTCTGCAAGTATTGCGTCACGTTGCGCCCTGCATTGGGCCTTAACCGGACAAAATCCGCACCAGCTTCCAATAACTTGTTTCCCTTTGCCCTGTATTGCCGCTTTTGCGGCTGGTTTCAGGACTTTCTCCGCCCAGTCGAGTAACTCACCCTTTGACATTTCAAACGTGTCGTAGTGGTCTAATCTGACTTGTGCGATCGTCATTCGGATTTTTGTTATGTCCTTCGACGCTGCCGCCTTCAAAGTTCCCAAAGCATACAACATCATTTGTTCGTTGTGATCGGCGGTTACCTTAACACCTGCGCCGTACTTCAGATCTATAATGTGTATTGTCTTGTCAGATACTAGTGTTACGTCTACCGATCCGAAAGAATCTGGCGCATAATCGGTAATGTCTACTCGACGCTCTAAATACATTCTACATTTGCCGTCCGCCTTCTGCATTTCGTAATTTTCACCGATAACGTAATTGCAATAGTCGCGAATGTAATTCGCCATGTCAATACTAAACAGCGGGTTTCGGAAATGTTCATCCTTGATTGTCAGGGCACCATCTATGATTGGATCATATGTGCCTTCCAGGTATCTAGTCAAAGCGTGTTCGGCCATTTCGTGGGCTAGTGTGCCTTCCTCGGCGTAAACGCTTGACTTGCTTCCGGCGGCTTCTGCTAGTAGCGCCGATGGCGTGCAATGAATCCATCGTTTCGCGCTACTCGGCGATAGAATCGCGTGATCTCTTTCTGCGTGTCCCATTATAGACGGCTTGAAATGTATGCAACAAAATCGTTAAACATTTCCTCCTTCAACGTCGGGAAACTGGAAGCGCCTACGCTTTCAAAAGCTTCTTGTACAATCGGGCGTTTCTTCGCGTTTAGTGCCTTCATCGCATAAGTCTTGCAATCATCAATAGTATAAGATGCTGCATCCGTTTCGGGTTCTTCTACCTTTGCAGGTTCTTCTACCTTTGCAGGTTCTTCCACTGGTGCGGGAGCTTCTTCTTTCACTTTTTCCGGTGCAGGCTCTTCAACCGGTGCAGGCTCTTCAACCTCTGCAGGCTCTTCAACCTCTGCAGGCTTCACGGCACGCCTAGCGCGTGTCTTGGCGCGTTCAGATTCCACCATCTCGGAAACTGTTTTAGGCTTCTCTTCGTCCTTCACCTTTGTTGCCTCTACAACCGCGTCCGCCAACTTATCGAGGTCGGTTTTTGCTGCTTCAACGTTCAGAGGCTTTGCCTCATAGTTCGGGTCATGAACTTTGGCTTCCGTTGGTACAGGCAAAACGCCCCCTGCCAATTCACGTAAATAGTTAGATGTTGCTAACAAAGATTCTTTACTCTCATTTCCGATTAATTCGATTACTACTTTCATTTTTTCTTAAAATTAAAAATTGTTTCTAATAGTTCGTTTTTGCTCACTCTGATTTTGCCCGTTCCGTTCTCGTACCGTGTGAGCTTTCCGGCGTTGAGCTGGTAGCGTATTGCGTTTTCGGTGCACTCCGCTAACCGGGCGGCTTCCGCCACTGTGATAAGTTCTACTTTTTCCATTTCATCTTTTCATTAAATTTAAAACTCAATTTGTCAGACGTTCGATAAGTTTGTACGTGATCGGAATAAGCGGCGCGCCGGGCCTGTTCGAAAATGGTTTCGTAACGTTTGGCGTGTGGAATTATAAAGCCCCGGATTTTATACTTAAACTTTTTTCCGGCTTCTTCTTCTTCTCGTTGCAAATCGTCGAACACCATTTTCGAGTTGCCCGGATAGCCGTATAGCATTGTAGCCTCGCCTATCGTTTTGCACGCTGTAATCCTCTCCCGTATAATCTTATAAAAGAACGCTTCTAACTTATAAATGTCTATTGCTGCCATATCTAGTAATGTTTAAAACGATTCTCCGATCTCGGAATAGTTCAACAAATTTAGTAGGCTTTTCAGTTGTTTTATCGATTGAGATTCTGGCTTTATAGCTTCAATTAAGCGGATACCGCACCGTCTTTTCAAATGAATTGGGATACCGTCCGTGTTTCCCTTCTAGCCCCCTTTGGTTACGATTGGCGGGGTTCTCATTTCTCTTTCGATGTTACAAAGATACGGCTTTATTTTGGACTACAAAACTATTTCCCAAAAAACTTTAGTAATTTAACTCTGTTTAACGGTTTTGAAGGTTTAGTAACAGTGTCAATGACAAATACCCCTTTTTAAGCGGGTCTTTCCACCCTTAACTAATTGCGTATCAGCTAGTTAAGTGGCAAAAACGGGTGAAATGTCTAAGATGAAACATAGTTTCCCTATTAGTTTATATTTAAATATTTCTATAAATTCATTCACATATTAATTCATATATTTACATATATTATAGATTATATTACTATTTCATTCTTAGCTCTATATAACATCTTTCCATCTTTTACAAATGATATATATCAATAGATAAAGTACTAGTTATTAGTGAATTAAGTGTCAAAGATACAAATTTTAATAATTGACAAGCAAAAACGCCAACTCGTTATGAATCAGCGTTTTAAGTTTTCAAGTGTAAAAGATGAAAGGACGTTTGTGAAAGATGAAAGGCATTATTTGTCGAATTCTGCCGAGAATTCTACGTGTATTTTAGATTTTGGGTTTTTATTCGATACGGTTATAGTTTGTTTCGGTTTTCCGATCCGAAAGAATAAAAACCGCTTTTGCCTGACTGATCCGATCACGTCGATCGTGTCGGTACTGCTAGATTTTATAATTGTGGTGTCCGGTTTAGAATCAACTTGTATATCATTCCATCCGTCGAAGTAGTGGGCGAATCGGCTTTCTTTGTTCCCGTCCCGGTATTCTGTCTTAACCACAGTGTCCACCTTGGTAACTGTCTCGGCACGCGTCGCGTTCTTAAGCTCCCTTATCTTTATTCCTGCCTCGCGTACCTTATTATATAGATCGGCGTTATATAGTTCCAGCTCGTCCTTCTCTAGTCTTAACTGTCTAGCCTGTTCCGCATAATCACCCGCCGTAGTCTTGAACGCTACGGCCTCGGCGTTAAGCGCAGTGATGTTGTTTTCCTGCCTTTCTAGCTCTCTTCTCTGTTTTTGTACTGTCTTATACGACGCGTACAATAAAATGGCTAGAAGGACCGCTAAACACACCAATATCTTATTTAATGTTATTTTCATAGGTGCAGTATTTGACGTTTCACATTGTTCTTATCGTATGAGATATGCACCCATGAAAAATTCTTCTCATCGATAAGCTGACAATAAGGCAGATTGAGTTCCTGTGCCAGTTCAAAGAGTTTCTTATTTTCCGCTTTGCTACCCCCTGTTATGTCCGCCGCTTGCCCCTTCATGTGCTGCGACGTTTTAGAGCCCTTCACCGCCGCGTTTAGTGCGGGTGATCTATATCCGCTATTAACCCGGATCGGTTTGCCGTACGCGTCCCTAAGAGGGTCTAGCACGTTATTGACTAGCTGTTTCAGACTCTCCTCCGCTTCCGGCGTCGGATCGTTGTTGATCTTCTTCGCCACCGCTGTCGTTGACGCGGTTAGCTCTTGGATTGTGAAGTTTCGCATTTTTCAAATTTTTTATAAAGTCCAAATATTTTGTATTAATCAGAATATCCAATACCGCTATAAATTCGTTATCCGGTTGGATCTTTTTAAAGTTACGGATAATATTCTTGGAATACACCAGCGCGAAAAGCGTTGTGAGTAATCGTAATAAGTCCGTATAGTTCCCCTCCGGCTCTATAAGCCGCGCACCCGCCGCTGTGAATAGAATCACTATCGCCGCGATCGCATACTCGAAAAAAGCATGGAAAGCCTTTTTATGACTATATTTTTCGCCAGCCCGTAAGCCTGCGATAAGTCCCACTATAAAATTCAGCATCCCGAACAAAATGATCAGAACAAAGAAAGTCATCACATCGTTAGTAACGGTTAGTAGGAAAGCTAGAGACGCGACGCGCGCCGTATCAAAAACTCCGTCCATTATTTTATCAAACATATCCGTGATTGTACCCTGTGTGAACATTCCTCCTCAATCAGTTTAGCGTCTTTAAACGCCTTGATTAACGGGACTATAAATAAATCAGCTTTTCCGCGTTCGGCTTCAAACCGCCTCGCCTTGTTATCATCGGCTAGAACGTAGCTGCCACCATAGTTTTGTATTTTTAGGCCGCTTGCCGTACTTTGCTGCTCGCTTGTCTGCAAGTAGCGCGCAAAGGCATAGTAGCATAATACTTTATTAGCTCCTGTACGCGCCGTGGTATCAACTAAGTATTCCGGCGGTATCTCTTCATACGATCGTTTGAGCTGCGGCGACATGTCGAGCATATCGGCTTCATAAAATGCCTTCTCAATGTCGCTGTCCTTAACGTCCTTCGCGATCGTAAACAAATCTCGTAGTAATTGGATCGGGTATGCCATATTAATCTGTTATTACTTGGTTGGCGGGTACAATATCCGCGTCGCCTTCCAAATCGTTTTCAATTTTAGTTAGTTCCGGGTCCAGGTCGAATATATAGGCCAGGTCTCGGGAAATTTTATCACGGACACGCGACAATGAACGGCGGTATACGCGCTGCATTTCCTTAACCACTTCGCCGGACGCGTTCGAAAAGCTGATCAACGATGAATCAATAAGCGGGATCGGAATAGTGAAGCAAGAAATCGCAATGTCTTTTCGCAATGGCTCACAATACGACTTATACAGGTCGGAATCAATCGGCGTACCGATTTGATCCACTCTGATAAAGGGCTTCTCTGTAATACCTACATTCTCGTCTCGTACTGTGAGAACTGCGCCGGTACCTTCAACGCCCATCATTTCGGTAATGGCATCCCGGAACTCGTTTTGCTCCTGATCGCTTTGAAACATTCCGTGTGATACGACGCTGCAAGCGTGGAATCCGCGTGCCAGTACGTTTTCGACATACAACGCGTTCCCGTGCTCCGCCCCCATTTCGGGCTGTACCGCGTGAAACGGGCTGATCGGATAAGGGCGACGGTTTGAGAAGTTGGCGTAATAGAGTTGTCCCGGATGGTTTTCAATGCCTCCGTACTCTTCGCATTCCTTCCAAAAATTTTTCGGATTGAAGTTAGGGTAAACTACGCCCGTTTTAACGTTCGTGTCCTTGAGCATCTCGCGCTCCCAGTTATCAAATACACGCCATTTCCGCACGATAGAATCCCGTTTGTAGTCCTCATTAAGAACGGCACGAACGTAACCGAACGGAACGGGATAACAGTACAACGGGCGACCATCGCCGCCGTATTGTACTATTAACGCGTAACCCCTGTATCTCGGTATCTCGTCCGCTACGAATTCTAAAACATCGTTCATGTCCTGGCCGTGCTCGTTGGTTCTCGCCGCAAATTCTTCGTTAACGAACCCTTCGCAAATGATGTTTTCTTTCGCCTTGTCGCAACACGCCGTAGCGGTCTTACTAGCGTCGATAAGATTTGCGATACGTTGCGGGTATAGATTATCTACATCGTAACTAACCACCCCTTCAGAAGTACGGGGCACTAAATTCAGCGCCCTACGTACTATTAACTCTATTTTCTTTGCTGCGATCATTGATTTACATTTTTATATTATTCTTCGAACTCCTTAAGGCCCTCGGCGGCTTCTGCTTCTGCTGCCTTTTTCGCTGCGCGTGTAGCCGCTGCCTTTTTAGCCGCTTCGCTGCGTTTAGCCGCGGCGATCTCTTCCTCCGATAGTTCCGGTTCTTCTGCTGGGGCTTCCGGTGCGGCTTCCGGTGCGGCTTCCGGTGCGAGCGGGTCGTCACCTGTTTCGGGAATTGTAACCGCTTCCGCCTGCAAGTCTATGAAATAGTCCTTGTAATTTTCATCGGCTTCCATGAACTCCACGGCCTTCTCGTCGCTTGTGTTGAAAGCGCGGTACACTCTTCCGTCTTCAATCGAGTTGATGAATAGTCCTGGCTTCATCACGTAGCGCGTGTGCTGGCCGGTTAAATAACGTTCTTCATACCAGCGTTGCGCAAACAGACGATCCGCCCCGCACACAATATCCAATTTTAGATTAGTCATTGTTTGGCACAATGAAACGATCTGCCCTATATCTGTAATTTTTTCCATCTTTTAAACTGTTTTAATTTATTAAACTTTCGGTATCTTTAGACCGTCGTACGCCGCTTTGGTGATCGTTACCAGCATATCGCCCGTTGACGCTTCCGGTGTTTTAAGTGTCACCGTTGAAATACCGCCCGTACTTGAATCAGTCGCCATGTCCGAAGCTTCCAAACCGCAAAACGCACCTGCTAAATAATAGTTACCCGATTTAGACTTCAGGGCTACCCTAAAATTACCTTTTAAAAGGCTCGTTAACGCTAAACGGTATGCGGTGCTATCCATGGAGGACATAACCTTAATAACAATGCTTTGATCCTCTGCCGCGGGTACTATATCGTTTGCTTTAATTGCTTCCTGGTACATCACAGAGTTGTTAATAGAGTTAACTATATATCCTTTTTTCCCGGTTAGCATCGTGATTGTCCCCGCCCCTCCGGTTTCCGATATGGTGGAAATATCCGAAGAATTTATAATAATCGCTTCATCTATTTCACCCGTTCCGCCTGTCAATACAAAATTGGCGCAATCAAATGTAATATCACTATCTAGTTTTTTTAAACATGCCATATAAGTTCCTCCTTTATGATACGATCGCCGCAGCTCTCAACGTGTTATAACTAGCATCCGCGAAGCTTAGACGGGTCTCGCCGATAACATTTTCCGATGTGGATAACGTGATGGTAGTAAAACCGCCGTTCGCGTTCAAGTCCTCCGAAATAGCAGTAGGGTTCAAACCGTAATTATACCCGTATACCCGAATTTTTCCGGCCTTAGTTTTAACCAGCGCCAAAAATGTACCGTTTAAAATCTGATTTACGGTCCGCGCTCCCTCTACGTCACCCTGATACAGCGTAAACGTAACCGCCTGCGTTAATGCTGTTGGCGCGTTGTCGTTTTCCTTGATCTCTTCCGTAGCGTTTACGCCCTTCTTGTTACTCTCAACCAACACCGCCTTAGCGCTCGCTGCCAGTGTTACAGTAGCAACACTATTCGATATGCTCTTTGACGCAATATCTGCGAAATTGATAAGAAGCATCTCGGCTACGCCTGTCGCCCCTCCGTCGCAATCTACTAAGATCGCTCTATCTAACTTATTTAAACATCCCATATTTTAAGCTATTTTTGCGTTTACAATAACTGTCCATGATGCGGATGTTATGGTAATACCATTTTCACCTCGTGCATCGTCTGGCGTCTTAATCGTGACCGTAGTAAAACCGCCGTTCGCATTGGAATCCGTATCAGCTTGTGAAATTTCAAGCCCACATTTGTACCCCGCCATTATCGGCGTTGAGTTAATATCGTTCAATTTGATAGCCGCCATGAAACGCCCCGACAATAATGCCGATATGGTAGTTCTAGCATTAGCATTTTTTTCATATATCGTAAACATAACGGACTGATCCAAACCTGCTGAAACATCTGATAACTTCAACGCTTCCGTAAACTTTGCGCCGTTCTTGTAACATTCTACCGGAATAGTCTTCGCACCCGCCTTAAGGGTGACACCCGACAGGATGTTACTAGCGTCTACAGTTCCGCCCGTTACGTCGTCAAAGTTAATAAGATACATTTCAGCGATACCTACGCTACCGGGTTGGCAGTCGTAGGTAATTGCTTTATTTAATGTCTTTATACAAGCCATTTAAACTTTGTTTTAGTTATTAAACACCTGCTGCGGTGCACAATTTCATATACTCCGGAACTGCCAGCATAGCGTCAGCCGCAAATACAGTTGTACTGTAATATTTACGGTCCTTAGCATCGCGGATGAACGGATCAATAGTCAGACTCGAGTCTTCCAAAGCCAACTGAATGTTAGTTTTCGGAGAGAATGCAATAAAGGACTGAACTGTAAGCGCGTCGCCCTTAGCGCTGTTAGACACGTGGCGAAGTTCGTTCACCTTGTAACCTTCGAAGTAGTACGCGGGTTTGCCGTTCTCCATGTTAGCCTGTGCCAAATGGTTATCTTTTGCTTCTACCAAGTCCTTGTAAGCGCGCATAATGTTGCTAGATACGTAGAACTCGGATTCGTCCAGTTGATCGGCACGCTGATTGTCGATACACCATTTCAGACACTCGAGCACGTTTGCGCCAGCTCCAGAAGGAACAAGGGCCTTAATAGATTCGGTTGAAGCCTGCATTTGCTTGATGATACCACCGTTTTTAAACACTGTGTACACACCCGCTGTATCGGTTGTTTTCAGACCGTCCAGCCATACGAGACGTAACATGTCAGCCTCCAGCACTTTCAGAATTTCGTTCTGCATGAACGCTGCCAACTGTGTTTGGTCGAAATCAGCTGAAAGGTGAACACCTTTTGCAACCATTTTGCCCCACAAGTCTTGCAGACAAACCACGATAGGCAACTCAATCTGTGCGTGATCATAGTATTTAACCTTATCGTTAAGAGAACTATACTTGTATTCGCTATCACAACCCGCGGAACGTCTTACCGCTTTGTCTGTTGCGGTGAAAGTCAAGATAGGTTTACCCTTTTCAATACCCGCTAACACGGTTACACCGTTGGAAAGTTCGCCTTCCAGCCCCAGTGTCAAAGAAATAACATCGGCTAGGCTGTCGATATTCAATTTGTTTAAATCGCTAAATGTAAATGCCATAATTTTAATGTTTTAGTAGATTAATATTTGAATTTTTTACGCATTTCTGCTGCGGCCTTCTGAACCTCTTCACGGCTCAATTTTGTTTCGGTCTTAATTTCGGTCTTCAGCTCTGTTTTTGCTGCTGCCGGTGCGCCTGTACGCTTGCTTAGTTGGGTCTTAAGACCTGCGACAATTGTCTTCAACTCGGTAACTTCTTTGCGGATCGCTGCAAGTTCTTCCGGGGTAGCCGTTTTCTTTTTGTCCTCGTCTTCCTTGTCCTCGTCTTCCTTGTCCTCGTCTTCCGCGAATTCCTCTTGACCCTCTTCTTCGCGTTTAGCTTCGCTTTCCACTTCCTTCACGTCGGAAATCTTTCCGGCTACGACTGAAATAATCATGTCCTCACCTTCGCCAATAGAAATGTAATAATCGCCATCCTCTACGGGTTTACCCTCGGCGTCCTGTACCTCGTCACCCAATGCAGCTTGTTCGCCTTGCGCGATAATAACAAGCTCTTTTCCCTCTTTGGTTGTGACGGTTTCCCTAGCCAGCTTAGTAGACTTAACCAGCTCGGCTAATTTTGTCCAAAATTTACTCATTGATAATTTGTTTAAATTGTTATTAAATAAAGAACTAGTAGCCGCGGGAAGTCCCACCAAATCGGCACTAAATAATTCTCTTACTTCTGTTACGGTTGCGGTTTGCGCTTCTTCGTCCAACTGTTTAACGTCAGACTGATTCACCGATACGCCCAATAGCTCCGGCTCCTTCTCGATCATGGCAACCATAAAATTATATTCGCTAGGATACGCGCTTTCCAAAGCTTCCGACATAACTAGGTCGGCGTAAACGGCATTTTCGTCGTGTGTGAAGTTAGCGAAGTGTCCTATATACCCGTCAAGCAAGTCTGCGCCGTTATGAGTGCGGCGTGCGTGAATAGGCCGGGAATTACCTAAAGCCACTAGAGACGGGAAAGCACTAGCAGAGATGACTAATTTATAAGCCTTTCCCCCTTCTTCATAGTAGTTTGCGGTCTCCCCGGCTTCTATAATGCGTAACTTTTCAAATATTTTCATATATTACTGTATTATTGGTACAAAGATATATTATTAAACGGCACGAAGCCGCGGCTTTACCTATGATTTACAGGCTAGCCGCTACTTGTACACTATTATACTGCTGTTGACCCTCGTCTATGTCGGTAACTGCCACCCGTGGCGCGGGAACGCTAGCCACTGAATCGTACATAATTGCCGCCAGTTTCCGCAAACTATCATTTGACAGGCTGAAATTACTAGGTAACTGCATAGTTGATCCGCCGCCTACGTCGATTTTGCCACCGTTTGCGTACCGATACACGCCAGACGAACCGAACGAACGCCCGCCGTACTCCATGTTAAGGGCTGATAACGCGTTGATCGCGCCGGACGCTTTACGGTTTAGAATGTACATATTTTCCCCGCCTTCGGCTTCGAACTGTTGACCGTTTGATCCGGTGAACGTCACGCCGCCCGCCGCATGGCTGGCTCCGTAAATCTGCCCGCCCTTCGCGTATTTCTTAACGCTCGTGTTTATCTTAGTGTCCGGCGTTTTAGTTTTGTTAATGCTCATAACCTGTTTCATACCAAAAGCAGTAATCATAGCCGCCTGCGGGATACCCCAGATGCCGCCCTGTGCCAAAGCTTTAGACGCGCCTAAATACGTGTTGATAAGCGCCTGCGCCGTGGCAAACGCTTTCCCCGCCGTGCTCTCTTCGCCCAGTAAGCTAGAGAGTTGTCCGGCTGTGCCTGCTGCCATTTCTAATTGCGCGTTATAGAATTCCTGTAAAAGCTTTTTCTTCATTTCCGCGTAACGTTCGGTTATCGCGGTTGTGTCCGCCCCGATGGCTTCCGCGTTCGCTATTTCTAGAGCCTTCCGCTCCTCCAACCGGGCCAATTGGCTTTCCAAGTCATTACCCATTTTCATGTCAGCTAGCGCGCGGTCGTTCTCCATGTTGAGAGCTTGACGGTCTCGCTCCTTCTGGTCTTCCTCGTCCTTCCGGGCTTTAACCTCCGCGGCGTATTCCAGCTCGAGTTGGCGGACGTTGTTAATATACTCCTGTTCCCCAATCAAACCCTGTGCCCGTCTGTACGTCTCGATCTCTATCTTTTGATCGTTCACCGCTTGCAGTTCTTGCAATGAGATTTGAGCGCCTTCTAGTTCCCGTTGCGCTATGTCCAGTTGCATTGCGGTAACCGCTTCCGAATATTTCTTAAGTTGCGCGTCCTGTGCGGCCTTGATAGCGTCCTGCGCCTTCTTTTGCGCGTCTGCTTCCCGCTTCGCTGCGTCTTCCGCCGCCTTCGCTGACTTCGCCGCCGCCGCTTGTGCCGCTTGTGCCTGCTTGTCGCGCTCCTGCTTTATGAAGCCGGACACCTGCCCCGCCATTTCTTTCTCCTGTGTAGCGTATTGGGCGCGTGCCGCTTCGAGTGCTGCAAGGGCTTCTTGTTCTTTCCGTGCGTCCTCGTCACTAGTGTAGCCTAGCTGGTTCTCGGCTTTTATTTGCTTGTATTTAGCTTCCAGTACGGACAATTCCATATCACGAATAGCGTGCAGCTTTTCCCTAGCTTGTTCTAGCAACTTAGTACGCTCCGCCGCTGACTTGTTTTGATCCGCTGCCAGCGTCTTAAGCTCTTCCATCTCGCGCCGCATCTGTGCCATAGGTACGAGTGCCGCCGTTTCAGCCTGGTAAATCTTCTGCGTTTGGGCTGCCAGCCGGGCGCCTTCCGCCGCTGCTCTCTTCGTCTCCTCACTGATAAGCCCTAGTTTGTCTAGAAGCCATGTAACGGCTTTAGCAAGGTTCTCAAGCAAGAACGCCACCCCTTCAAACAATCCGGTTATCCAGTCCAGCAAACGCCCGAAAATCACCTTAAAAGGCGCGAATGCGGCGTTAAGGCTAGTCGCTAACTCGCTGTTACGTTTCATCATCTTCTCGATGATAGCGATAAGCGATAAGACAAGCGACACAACGAATATAATAGGGTTCGCCTTTAACGCTGCGTTGAACGCCTGTACCCCTGCTATTCCGCTTTTCATTTGCCCTACCAGCGCACCAGTCCCCCCGGTTAGCCCTTGTGTTTGGAGTATACCGTCCTTGACGCTCTCGGCGTAATTACCGACGTTGCGGCGGTTGTCGCCTACCGCCTTCTCCATCTCCTTAAGCTTGTCCGATAACGCTTTGGTTTGCTCGGTTAGGTCTTGTCCTTCCTTGCTGGTAGTCCGTTGCGCCTCGCTCATCTTGTTAAGCTCCGTGGTGTTTTGCGCCAGTTGGGCGCGTAGCGCGTTGACGCTCGTAGCCTCGTTGTCGAGAAGCGTTTTTGTAGACTTGATCTCGGCGTTATTCTTTTTGTTCGCCTCGGTATTGTCCAGTATCGCTTTTTGCGTCTCGATCAGAGACTTATTCAGCTTCTTAACAGTCGCGTCGTACTTGTCTTGCTGTACAAGACCGTCCGCGTAGTTCTGATTTAGCGCGTCTAGCTCCTTCTTCTCGGAGGCGTACGCCGCCTGCAAATCCTTTTTAGTCTTTGCAAGCGCCATGCTTTTGGCTATTAACGCGTCTAGCCCCTTCTCGGCTTCTGACGTGCCGAAATTTAGGTCTAATAATGTTACTTGATCCGCCATTTTTATGTTATTTTAAATCCATTTTGTACAAAGATAGCTTACAATTCCCGGTTGCTACGTCATATTCGCCTAGAGATTTGATATAGAAGTAGCTGTTTAGCTGCGAAAAATAATAAGCGTCCCCTAATTTCAGATTCTCAACGTCTCCGTATTCCAGTTGCGCCTTGATTTTCACTTGTACCCGTGATCTGAACATCTTGAAATGCCTGTTTATATACGGGTAATAAATATCATTCACGTGGATATACTGTTGATCGTAGCCCGTCTTACTGAAAGCCGCCGTAAGCCCTACTTTTGGAAACAAATAAGGGCTGTACGGGAATTTAATCGCCGACTTGTACGCCTCCTTAACAGGTGTTACCGTTCCCGCACCGTTGGTGTAACTGAATTGCGTAGAATCTAGCGTGCACACGTATTGGTCTGCGAACTCGTCCGGCACGTCTACGGTTTCAACGCTACGTAGTTTGTCGCTCCAATCGTGTATATGTGCCCATGCCGCTGATGTACCGTCACGTAGATCGGCGTCTACTATCGGCTCGACACGTAACGTACCGTTGCGGTAAATTTTACGCCAATGCCATGCCGTGCACATGTCGTCCACAATGTTTTTTACGTCCGTGTACGAGAATCCTATTGGTACGTCGTTAACGGTCTTGACCGTAGGGCTTAGATCGTTTTCCGGTTTGGCTTCCCCTTTGAATCGTACGCATTCACCCGGTGAATACCCGTTAGGTATTTTGAAAAAGTCCGTCCGTGTCTCACCGTTTATTGTGGCAGATATTAATAAATGACTGTCGGCTTTCGGGAATAAGTTCCCGCCCGCTGCCGAATCAAATTTCATAGAATAAACCCACACCCTTTCGGATACTTGCCCTTTGTAAACCCCTGCGAAAAAATTAAAGCGTTCCCCCGAAGAGTTACCTACTAAATTTATATCCGGTTTTGTTGCGGGGATAGAATCCCCTGTGTATTCGAGCAAGAATGTAGCGAACCTTTCCTCTTGTGAAGGTTTTACCTTAAGCCCCGCCAGAAGCCCCCCGGGCGCTGTGCCAAAATAAGAGGCATTCAAGTACATACTAGCATTGTCAAATACATATTGCGCCACGTCTGGATACATGTACCCGCCCCGTCCTTTAGTCGAGTTTCGGGGTATAAGGCTCGTAGAACCCGCCGCTACATCAGAATTCCACGATAAAGCACCACGCGAACAAATAAGATGCGCCTGTAACGAATCGTAATCTATGGGTCTAGTCCCGTCAGCGTAATACGGTTGAATGTTAGGGAAAGCGATTTGCGGGAAATTAAAATTTGTTCTCACAATTTGCGACAAATCCACCGCCGCCAAATACTGTGAGTTTTCGGTGTCCCGGACAACGGCATGCACATAGGGCGAAGAAATTTGTTTGCTCACGTCGGACCACTTGTCCGTACTCTCTATTAAGTTTATAGTGTACTCCGTTTCAGTCGCCGACACCTTCGCGTAGAACTGTGTAGGCTCGTCGGACACATAAGCGTAATACTTGAACGGAATGGATGATACGCGCACCTCGGCTACGTAATACTCACAGTTAAGCAAACCCTTGTTCAGCCCTATAAACGTCCGGTCATTGTCCGGCGTTCTCGGCACTTTTACCGACGCGCTGAACGCGACGCTATCCCCGGTCATGGTAACCGGGGAAATGTTGTTTAATGTGATTTTGACCGTCGCGTTATCTAGTCCGTCAATGTCGTAACCGTTAACTCTCAATGATACTATTTTCATCTTATCCCTCCTGTGTGATTAAACAAATTGCGATCTCGTTCGTAACTGTATTCTTGATTCTCAACTGCCCCGTACGTGCTGCTCCCGGGTTCGGTGTATTGAACGTTACGTTTATTGCGCCCGATCCGGCTGTGCCTGACGTAGGCGTAACAGATACCCAACTTGGGGCACTTCCCATAGTCCAGTTATTGCCGGATATATACACAACGGGGCGTAATTCTCCACCTGCCTTGCTGCCCGAAATACGGAACGGAGTTAAACCGATTGAAGTTGGCGCACCTGCTTGGTTAACGGTAACTACCACCATCTCCTCGGTTTGGTCATTGTGGAACATTATTGTTCCGGTTCGCGCGTTGTTATTCGAATCATTGTCCGCGATCGTTAACGTTACGGTTGTTTCGCCGGGCGCGCCTTCGGTTAAGTCCGGTGTGATCCACGTATCACGCTGCGACACAGACCACGCGCCAACCGCTGTAACGTCTACAGTTACCGGATGCGTTAGATAGTCTACGTTAAACGTCGGCGTGTCTACTGATATATTGCCTGAAATCCCAGCCTGCGTAACGGCTATATTGTATGTAGCAGACCCCACCTTGCTTTTCAACACAATGTTACCCGTTCTCGGTTCACCAGTGTTGGCGGCTACCGTTGCGGTGAGATTAGAATTACCCGCCGGGAATTGATGATAACGTTTCCCCCAATAGGCGTTTAACGTTGTGATGTCTGCGGGCGTGATCGCGGTAGTGTCCGTTTTTTTTATTATCATTCCTACTTGCTGATATGTGCCTGTATTTACTCTACCGTTTATAGAAATCCAAGGCGTATTAGCAGATATAGTACCGTCCGCGTTAAGATACACAAGTATAACCATATATCCCGGAACGCCGGATATAAGGCTATAAATTTCATTGTTTAAACCCGTGAACGCCTTCTTAGTTCTTATACCGTTCGGTGTGCTTGCTTTCGCCTGTTCCCACGTCAGACCCGGCGTAGCTAATGCGCTGCCTTGTTCGAAGTCGTCCGGCGTTAATAACGTTGCGCCATTTGTCACAGTAAGCCAGCTAGGCTCGCTCTGCACCTCCCATGCCGCGTTGCTATATATGCTATTAGCTAGTCCTTCCGCATACGCTGCACCGACCGTCCACGGGTTACGCTGCGCGCTAAACGCGATAGACGGCGTAGGCGGTTGATCCGGCGCTAACGGGAACACGTAGTTGTCTTGTAGCTCGGTTGTTCTGAATCTCACCTGCTGTCTGTACGTCTTAGTACTGTTTGACCACCGCGCACCCGTATCCCCCGAAATTTCTGCCCTAAAGCGTTTCGATTGATATTGATTTATTCCCGGTATGTTCAGATCGAACACGACATTAGACGATACCAACAACTCTTGGTAGACGTTGTACCACTCTTCGCCATACTCTAGATTTATAGTGATCTCCGCTTGTTCTGTTACGCCTCCACGGCCTCGAATCGGTGTGAACTTATTAGACCAAAAATAATCCTTAAATGCAGCCCAAAACCATTGTCCGTTGCGCATGTTCCATCTAGCGCGCAAAGCGCATTGCAGGCTCTCGTCATAAACAACGTCAGACATTAGGCGGTCTTCATAGTTAATCACCTGATCAAGCCCCGACCCCCAAACGTTTTTGATCGTCAACTTCTTAATGTACGTTATATCGATAGTATTTCCCAGTACGTAGGTAGTAGGAAAGATAGCCGAACTAGGCGCGCCTGTCACGGGCTCAACCTCAACGGAAAGCGCGTCAAGCGGGTGTATCCGGTATGGGAAATAAATGTCCAGCGTCTGACCCGGTATGCGCGGTTTGGGCGGTTGGGGGAGCGCGCCGTCAACGCCTAGCGTGTCCCAATACGTTTCGTCACAGTGGAACACAGGAAGCGTTATTTTATTAGCAATGTCCGAACTCCATATTTCTACCTCTTGCTGCGGGAAAGCCGGGTTACCCTCGGATTTGTTGCGGTCTGCTCGCCTCAACAGTGGAGCGGCAAATGACAGGTCTACGTCTACCTCCTCTTGATAAGGAAAAACTATTTCCTTCTTGACCGCCCCGCCGTTCGACACACGGATATAAACCGGGTACTCGTTTCCGCTTATGTAGTCCGGCTTTATGCGGATCATCAAAGGGCGCGTAGCCCACACGGGTAACTGTCCGTCGTACGTCTGATTATCTGTTAGCGTTAAGCCCGCTATCGGTATTTGTACGTTCATCTATTTAATATTTAAAGTGTCAATAATAGCGTATTTAATTATAGTTACTATCTCGTTTTGTAACTTAAGCACCCTAGCAGGGTTGAGAACGTCCGACACCACGCCGCCGGGGTTGTGCTTGTTCGGTACTTTGATCCCTTCTTCACCGATTAGCTTTGCGATCGGATACGCGGCGCTTAACGGTATGTTCGCGCCCTGCTTGTTCTTGTCCTCGATCCACTTCCGGATGATCCACAACGGCGGACGTTTGCCCGCTACCCTTCCGCCTTCCATCGCACCCACATATCGCGGTGCTGTTATCTTAGCGTTGTTGCCGCTTACAACCAACTTTAGGTCCTTGGCAAAGTTACCGGATGCCATAAGCCCCTTAGCCTTGTAAGACGCTTCTATATCGTCCCGTAGCTTAGTTAGCAGCACCTCTATTTCCAACATCGCGTTACGTGCCATTACTCGGATAGATTTAGTGTTATCTCCCAGCCTGACTTTGGACTGTCATATATGTTTTGACGCTTGACAACCGCCGCACCCTCGGACACATAAAGGCAAACCGCCTTCTTTGCTATGTCCGTTATGACTGTAAACGTCCGATCCAGTACGTCGATCTCGGACACGTCGTCACGCTCGTAGTGAGAAGTCCCCAGTACCTGTATAAGCACAGTGATCGAGAACGCCTCGGCGGCGTAGTCGTTATAGTCCTGCCTGCCGCCGGGTACATCAACAAAGATAAAATCACCCGTTATATCGTTTGCCAGCCGATTACGTGTAGATTCATCTCCGAAGAATACGGGAAGCGCGTGTTGCGCCCCCCATGTCCCTATTTGGTCTAGTACTCCTTTAAAAGTTATGCTCATGTTCATATTGAGTTTTTACGTTATTATCGTATTCCGGCTCGTTTACATCTGTAATGGTCCGTTTGCCCGTCCACGTTTTTACTACGTTACCCTTGTAATTACCCGCTAGCGTAATAGCCCCGATAACGGTTGTGGCCGCCTCAATGCTAGCGTTATCCTTCATTACAAGAGCGCCGCGACTATTGGCTGAGATAGCCCCCGTAGACGTTACTTTAGCATTACCGGACATAGACACACCCGACCGTGTATTAGAGACCCCCTCGATAATAGCGTTGTCCCTCATGATGAACGAAAGTTCTGTACTAGATCTAGCACCTGATCCGATAAACTTTGCGTTGCCCTCCATGTGAACAAGCGCACACGCCCCTGCTAACGACGTAGGCGCGAATACCGCGTTGTCCTTCATGAACGCCGACCCGGTACATTCAAGGGCCGCCCAAACAGCGGGATTATAGTACACTACGGAATTACCACCGAAGTAGCCCGTTCCGGTAACGCCAGCGTTGACGATTGTGGCGTTATCCTCTACGCGGATATTACCCTTCATGTTAACCGCTGTTGCGCCTGTGTTCACGATCTTACAACCGTTGTACACCGTTACGGTTACGCCTTTAAATTCATCCGTGGACAATATGTCAGACCCGTTGGTTTTCCTCATGGCTACGTACGCATAGACAGCTGGGAGGGCTGGTACGGCGGGGGCATTAGTCCCAGATACGTACCCGGTGTTTACTAGTATCTTATTTGTCGCATCAGTTAGATATATGTTGCATTCCACTCCTACGGGGGATGATACCGATACGCCCCCAGCCCCTGAAACTCTAAACGGTTGTGCCACCACGGCCCGCGCGTTATTAGCCTCGATCCCCGATATGGTGCTGCCGTTAGTAGTCGCGTTGAACAGGCCCTTCACCAGCATGCCGCTTACATCCTGTGTATTGCTCGTATCGTGCTTCTTAGTGTTACCAAATACGTTCGTACCTGCGATGTCAAACCGTCCGTTTAAATACGCGTCCTTGTAAATAGTTGTGCCATAAGAGCCTGCAGTGCCCGCCATGTTTAGGGACCTGACACTATCGTAGCCCTCAACTAGACCGCCAAAAACAGACCCGGTTGTAGAATACAAACGGTACATCCCTTCAACTTCTGAACTAGCAAGTATT